GATGGAACGATTTTGGACCGCCATATTTTGATACTGGTAATCGACGTGCTTTGAGTGTTACTGCTGTTCCTAGTAGTGTTGCCCGATTGTGGACGACTGTTCAACATGAGTTGGCTTTTATTTGCCAAATGAATGTTTTTGTTACTGGAGTTCCTGCGATAACTACAAATCAATGTTGTATGTTAAAAGTGGGTTCTACTTTTGTGTGTGCTTTGTTTGACCCAAACCCTCCTAACCCTGCTAGTTTGATGGCTTTGTTGAATACTTATGAAGATTCTGAAGCGTATAGAACTATGTTGGCCCCTTATTTATATACGGGAGTTGTTTTACCGATAACGCCATTGCCTCTAATTCAGATTATCTGGAGACCTGGAGATCCTATACCTGCTATGACTGATTACATGAGAATGGAAGATTTACATATTTATGAAGATGTTATTGTGCCTGAGAGTGAACGTGATGCTAATCCTAATTTTTCAACAAGTGTTCAAGCTTTTGGATCTAATGGATGGGGAACTTCTTGTTTTGGGGAGTCCTTTACAAATGTTTATGATTTATTACGGCGACCTACGCATAATGAGAGTTTCACTTTTAGTGATTCCCTTACTTCGCGTTATCCTTTTGCTTTGTTTAAATTGAAAGTCACTCCGGTCCCACCTGGACCTAATTATAGTGACAATTTTGATTTGTTGAATAGGAGTAGTCATGCTCGCATTTTGTTGAGTGGATATAGATATTACCGTGGTGGTATGAGATATAGAATTATATTTCCTTATTTACCTGGTGTGTTTGTATGGGCTCAATATGATGCTTCTGATAAGATTGCTCCGACTTCGATTCTGTACCCTGATCTTTTGCTACCGACGCCTATTTTGCGTCATTCTAATCCTTTGGATATATTGACTTTGAGTGTGAATCAGATAATGAATATTGAAATTCCATGGTATAATGCTAATGATTTAAATTATTTGCAAGATACCAATTTTGCTACCATTGATGAGGATCAAGCGATTGCCGCTGATATGGGATCTATTATGGTTGGTTTTTCTACCAATACTAATGTTTCCATAGCTGGTGATTACACTGTTAATGTTTATTCAAAGATTGCTGATGATTTTAGTTTGAGTGTGTTCCAGGGATTTACGTCCATGCAATACTTAACTGTGTTGAATGATACTACTATTCCTGAAGTGATTGTGCCTGAGTCCGACCGTGATGAGGGTTACGTGTCTGGAGTGGTTCGGAAAAAAGTTATTCAACCTGTTGTGGATCAAATTAAAGAAGAAATTGAAGGTGTATGTAATGGCGTTGGAAAGGCTGTAGAAAAGATTTTGCAGCAAGTTAAAGCGTCGGCTATTGTCAATATGGATTTTAATCTAAATAGCGTTCTAACAGACATTATGAGTCAGTTAGGACACTGTTTAATAAATCCTAGCGTTAAGACGCTAGGTTGGTCGGTAATTTCGATGCTGGCCAAAATAGGTATATTAAGTTATAATATGATTGCGAAAGCGTCAAAATTGTTTTCTGATGTTTGTCAGATTATATTCAATCCTGCTAGAGTCACTAATCCTGTGCAAGACCTAGGGGAAGCTGTAATTGAATCTGATAATGTATTTGTTGATGAACCTGGATTGTCGGCCCATTTGGCTGCTTTCTGGGGATTGATAATTTCTGCTTGTGCTGCTTTAGTGCAAGTCAAATCTTACCCGAGTTTGAATATTTCTGATATAGGTAAAAATTTGTTGCCCATAATACGAACCTTTACGATGACTGCTAATAGTTTGACGAATTTTTTTAAATTACATTTGGACATGTTATCAGAGATCTTTAAGCATTTATGTTTTTGGAAATCTGTACATGAAAAAGTACCCCATAGTTTAGAAATATACAATGGAACTTTTGTGAAAGCTTGGTGTGAAGAAGTGAGTTTGTTGACTGCGCCTGGACACGATCAGGTGATTATGACGGATACATATTTGATGGATAGAGTTTATTTGGCCTTTTTGATAGGTCAACTTATTTCGAAGAGTATTGTTGATAAGAGTAATGAGAAAAATAATGCAATATTGCTGAATTATTTGAATAGAATTGGAAAATTGCATGAAGATTGTGTTGCTACTGGTAAAACTGGATGTGTACGAATGGAAACGTTTGGTGTGTGGATACATGGTAACCCTGGAATTGGAAAATCATATATGGTGGAATCACTAACAACTGAATTGTTGCTAGCTGCTGATATATCTTTTTCTGGTGAGAAAAC